TCTGTTCCCAGATGATACAGAATATTCCATTGAAAATGTAAATATTTCTGCAACTCCATCTAATAATATTAAGAGAACTGGTACTATTTTATCACTAAATTATGATGAAGTAACTTATTTTGAGCAACCATTTGCTAGTAGAACTGTAAGTGTTAACCCATATAATATTACTACTTGGATTGGTTCCTTAACACTAAACCCACCATATGACCACTGGCAGGTTTATGTTCAGCAGGATAACTGGATTCCAAACTGGAATAGACGTGGACAAATTGATACTTTTGTTACCTTCACAAGAATCCCATACATGAGAGCAAGGAACATTAAGTTTACTGCTCTTAGATTAAAACCATCTACTAGATTTGATTTTGTATTTGGTGGATTAAACTTAACAAATAGTCCAACTTCAATATTCCCCAAACTATTAGAAATTAGTAGTGTAACTGGCACTTTCCAAGTTGGAGAAACAGTTAGAATTACTAATGGAGTTGACACCTGTGTTTGTAGAATATGTGCCCCAAACCATAAAACTGGTCCTATTGATAATCCAGAGTTTAAATATCTAACTAATCCATATCTACCTACAGTTGGCATTTCTACCCTATATGGTCCTCAATCAACTTTCTTAAACATTGACATTGAGACTTTAAATCAACCTTTCCCATCAACATATTGGGGGAATGTTAAAAAGGGTGCAACTGTTTATGGATTGACCAGTAAAGCAACTGCAACTGTTTCTGATCTAAGACTGGTAACTGATGGAAATGGAACTCTTCAAGGATCAGTTTGGATTCCTCCAAATCAAATTACCAGTGGATCAGTAACTGCTAGGTTACAAACCACAAGACCCCCAGCTGGTGTTCCAGGAGAAAGTACAAGTTCTGCAGAAACTTCATATTTCACTGCAGGAACTCTCATTACAACAACTAGAAATATTTTCTATGATCCTTTAGCACAAACTTTTGTTGTTGATGATGAAACTGGAATTATTCCAACATCTGTCGATATTTACTTTGCAGACAAACCAGAGGGAGTTCCAGTAACACTTCAAATTAGAGAAACTGTTAATGGATATCCAGGAGGATCAAATAATATTGTTGGTGGAGTTACTGGACTTGAAAAAGTATTGTTACCAGATCAAGTAAAAACAAGTAAAGATGGAACTGTTCCAACAACCTTTAAATTTGATACTTTAGTAAGATTAGAAGGTGGAAGAGAATATGCAATTGTTCTTTTATCTGATTCTGATGAATACTTAGTATGGCATTCTAGAATGAATGAAGTTGAGATTAGAACAGTTAATAACCCAGATATTGGAAAAATTATAATTAACAAACAACCTTCAATGGGAACTTTATTTAAGTCCCAGAATGGTGCAACTTGGGTCCCAAGTCCAGATGATGATCTTAAGTTTGTATTGAGAAGAGCAAATTTCAATGTAACTACAGGAACTGCAAGATTCTATAATGGTAAAGTAAATACCATTACTCAAGAATCAAATCTTCAAAACAACCCAATTGTAGGTTTATCTACTGCAGCAGATTCTCCAGTAAATGATGGAAGACACATTCTAGTGTTCCATCCAAATCATGGATTATATGCTCCAGGTAGTAAGGTAGAAATTCTTGGAGTTCAAAGTGATTTACTCCCAGTCAAACTCACTGTATCATATGGCATCACTGAGACTGGATCCATAAGTGTTGGCAATACATCAATATTTGCTACTTACAATGGGTCTATAGTTGCTGCAGGAAATCCAGGATATGCAATAGTAAATGATGAGATTATCAAATATGAAGGAGTTGCTCCAGGACAACTTATTAATATCACAAGGTCACAATTTGGCACAGTTAGCTTGCCCCATGCATTAGATTCTCTAGTTTATAAGTATGAATTTAATGGAGTCCCTCTAACCAAGATTAATACAGTTCATACTGTTGTTTCCTCACCAAAACCAACATTAGATTCATATTATGTTCAAGTTTCTGCAGGAAGCACATTTACTGACATTAAGCCAGGTGGTGGATCTCAAGTTTATGCAACAAGAAACCAACAGTTTAGTAGATTATCATTGAATGAAGTATTCTTCACTACATTTGATAGGACATCTATATCAGGAAGAGTAAGAACTATCTCTTCAACTAGTGTTGATGGAACTGAAGTTTCTTATGTTGATCAAGGATTTGAAAACATTGATGTAAGTACAAATAATACTTTTGGTTCAGTTAGAATGCTTGCTTCAAAAGAAAATGAAGAACAATTCTTAAACCCAACTGAATTTGTTGGAAGAAAGTCATTTACTCTTGAGTTCTCATTGGAAACAACTGATCCTAGAGTTTCTCCAGTCATTGACCTAGAACAAACTTATGTAACCACAGATGCTATCAGAATTAACAATCCAGTGGGAATTAGTTCATATGCAACTGATGGCAGAGTCAATTCTAATGTTGGCGATCCTCATGCATTTGTACATATCTCAAATAGAATTGATCTTCAAGAAAGTGCAAATTCTCTGAAAGTTCTATGCTCTGCAATTAGAGATTCTAATTCAGACTTCAGAGTTCTTTATAAGATTTACAGAGATGATGTTCCAGATGAAGATCAGGTTTGGGAACTATTCCCAGGATATCTAAATCTAGATGTTAATGGAACTGTTATAGATCCAGATGATAATGATGGTAGAGCAGATGGAAATGTGCCAATTAGTTTGAATGGTGAGTATAGAGATTATACCTTTAGTATTGATGATCTTCCATCATTCACTGGATTCCAAATTAAAATTGTAGGAAGTAGTGTAAGTCAGGCATCAACTCCAGTTATAAAAGATTTAAGAGCAATAGCATTAAAATGATGTATGATGATAGAAAATATGCAAAGGTTGAAGGATACCCAAACTTATTAAGGGATCTTTCAACCAATGCAATTATTAATACAGATTCTTTTTCTTCTGATCAATATACTATGTTAAAAAATAGGAGGAAGAACGAAAAGAATAAAATTGATAAAATTGAAGATGAACTTAATGAGTTAAAGTCTTCAATGGATGAAATAAAATCTTTATTGAAGGAGATGGTCAATGGATCATGAAAGCATGAAACTGGAAACAGTTTCTAAAATGTTTGAATTTGAAAAAATTTCAAGAGAACTTGATACATGTACAAACATAGATTTACTCAGAAATATTTGTAAGTCTTATGTTAAACTCTATATGAAGCAACAAGAAACTTTAATTTCAATGAATTATACATTTGAATCTAAATAATTAAAAAGATAGAATAATGGCAAAACCTGCATCAAGACAAGGATTAATTGATTATTGTTTAAGGCAACTTGGTGCGCCAGTTTTGGAAATTAATGTTGCAGAAGAGCAACTAGATGATAGAGTAGATGAAGCATTGCAATACTTTCATGAGAGACACTTTGATGGTGTCCAAAAAATGTTCATGAAGTATAAAATTACTCAGACAGATAAAGATAGAGGAAGAGCAAGAGCAGATAATAAAAGTGTTGGTATTGTAACTACTACCACAACAACTGGAATTGGAACTTTTAGTTGGGAAGAAAACAGCAACTATATTCCAGTTCCAGATTCTATTATTGGTATTGAAAGGGTTTTTAAATTAAGTAACAGAACCATTGCTTCAAACCTATTCAATATAAATTATCAATTATTCTTGAATGACATCTATTGGTTCAGTTCTACTGAAATGTTGAACTACTATGTAACCAAGAGATACTTAGAAGATATTGATTGGATTGTAAATCCAGATAGACAATTAAGATTTAACAAGAGACAAAATAGACTTTACATAGATACTAGTTGGGACACTCTAAATGTAGATGATTACTTGATGATAGAGTGTTATAGGATTTTAGATCCATCAGAGTCAACAAATGTTTGGAATGATTCTTTCTTGAAGAAGTATACTACAGCACTAATCAAAAAGCAGTGGGGACAGAATTTAATTAAATTCCAAGGAGTAAAACTTCCAGGGGGAATTGAATTAAATGGAAGACAACTTTATGATGATGCAATGAAAGAATTGCAGCAAATTGAAGATGATATGATGCTTAAGTATGAACTTCCACCATTAGATCTCATAGGCTGATATGTTAAATCCATTTTTTATACAAGGAACTAATGGTGAGCAGAACTTAGTTCAAGATTTAATAAATGAGCAATTAAAAATGTATGGGATAGAGGTCTATTACCTCCCCAGACAAATTGTTAGTAAAGGAAAAGTAATTAGAGAGGCATTACTTTCAAAGTTTAAAAATGCTTTTCCTATTGAAGCATACCTAGTTAACTATGAGGGGTTTGATAATAATAGTGTACTAATGAGCAAATTTGGAGTCAGAATAACTGATGAAATGACTCTGATAGTCTCAAAAGAAAGATATGATACTTATATTGGAGATCTTCTTACACTAATAGATGGAGTAGAAAATCCAACTA